GTAAGATGAATATAGCAAATGATTTCGCAAAAATATTTGATGATATAATGCTGGAAACTGATAAAGACACGCAACTCATTAATCAAATTTTCAAAGAAAGAAGATCGAGCTCGTTGGGAATTTACGAGTTGTATATGAAACGAAAAGATAAATACTATTTCAGGTCGGATAACAATAAAATAAGAATTTCATTTAATGAGTTTTCGGACAAAATAAAAAAAATGAAATACGGTGACAAGGTTAAAATGATGGTTTAAAACATCGCCACCAACCGCAACAAAGTTTCATTTCTTCACCTCAAAATCCCCTCATACTCTCCCCTTTCGGCCATTTTAAAAAAGGGGAAACATTGTTGCGTTGACAGCAACACTATTACTGTTCATATTTGGGCTCTAATGATCAGTAATAAATCACCGAGCTATGCCGAACATCTTTTCCAGATTCTTCAAATTTGTCAGCCGGGGCGCCACCACCCCCGGCGGCAGTTTGTCCACCCCTCCCGGGTGGCTTATTGATCTCTTCGGCGGATCTGCCAAAGCCAATGTAAAAGTAAACACCCAAACAAGCATGGGCATTGCCGCCTTCTTCAATGGCGTGCAGCTTATAGCCTCCGGGCTTGCCTCTCTTCCGATGGGTGTATTTGAGCGTATGTCCGACGGGTCCAGGCGCGAGGCATTCGATCACCCACTTTACTACAAGCTTCACGACCAGCCAAACCCATACATGACAGCAATGTCATTTTATGAAACCATCATATTTTTCACCATCACCCGGGGCAATGGTTACGGCACCATACAGCGCACCGAGGGCTTCGATGTCGAAAGCATTACACTCAAACTTCCGGGCACGGTTACGCCGTATGTTCATGAAGGAGAACTATTTTACATGGTTCGCAATGAGGTCACAAAAGAAATAGAGCCGATGTTGCCCCGCGATATATTGCATATCAAGGGCCTCGGGTATAACGGCATTACCGGCAAGAGCGTGCTCGAGTTTGCTCGCGAACCTCTCGCCGGTTCCATAGCCGTTAACAATTTCGGCAATGAGTACTTCGGTAATGGCGGCCATCCGGGTTATGCCATTGAAATGGCCGGCAAGCTTGATCCTGTCAAGTGGGACCGTATAAAAAAAACCTGGCATGAGAAAGTCAAAAACCATGATATTGCCCCGCTTGATGAGGGGATGAAACTGCACCGGCTTGGCATGCCCAACAACGATGCTCAGTTTCTTGAAACCAAAAAATTCAATATCGAAGAGGTGGCCCGCATACTCAACATACCAGCGAGCAAACTCAAGCATGCCGACAAGCCCAGCTACAACAATGTAGAGCAGGAAAATATAAACTTCGTTGTCGATTGTCTGCGCCCCTGGGCCAAGCGTATCGAGGGCGAAATCAAGCGCAAACTATTCCGCGAGTCTGAGCTCGGGCGGTTTACTGTCAAATTTAACCTCGACGGCCTGCTGCGTGGCGATGTAAAAGCCAGGGCCGAGTATTATAATAAAATGTTTTTCGTCGGGGCCCTCAGCCCTAACGACATTCGGAGGCTCGAGAACATGAACCCCCGCAAAGATGGTGATGAGTATTTCATACCCACCAATATGGCCACCGTGCAAATGCTTGAACAAAACCAGAATTAACGAAAACAAAAATGAGCAACATTCAAAAAACCTTAGACAAATTCAATTACCAGTTTGGACAGGTGCGCGGCATTCCTGACGATGTGGAAGAGAGCCGTGAAATTGAGTTTGTCATTAGTTCAGAGCAGCGCGACAGGTATGACACTGTTCTGCTTCTCGACCGGTGGGAGCTTAACAACTATAAAAAAAATCCGGTGGTAGGTTTCAATCATCCGTTTTTCTCGTGGTCCGATGCAATTGATAAAAATCCTGATTTTACAATCGGGGTAGGCACAGTGAGCAAAGACACAGAAAACAAGCTGCTCATTGGTAAGGTAAAGTTTGAGCCGAAAGAGATCAATGAGTTAGCAGAGAAAATCTTTAGAAAAATAATACATGGTACGTACAAATCAACATCCGTCGGATTCTATGAGACGAAAAGGGGAGATTACGGTAAAGGGTCGGAAGCCATCGGAGAGGAAAAAGAAACATATTACTACGGAGGACAGGAGCTCCTCGAGTTCTCAGTCGTAGAGATCCCCGCCAACACCGATGCCACCGTGCGCTTTCTCGCCGACGTGCGCGACAAGTGCCCCACGTTCGTGGCCAATGAGCTCGACAAGATCAAACAGCACAGCAAGCTTGGTCGTAAGCAGGCCAATGAGGCTGCCGCTGCGCTTATAGATATTGAGCTCGACCTTATGCAAATGCAAATGGAAACAGAATAATAAACTAAAACTTCAATTAATTATCACTTAACATCAGAAAAATGAAAAACCGTGTTCTTTTAAAATCCACATTTTATGCGCTGCTGGGCTTCCTGGTCTTCAGCCTTGCATTTCCACAGATCGCCTTCGCCGGTATGGCGGGCGCTTTGTTATTCCAGGCGCTGCATTTTGCGCCGGTGCCTATTGACGCCCTGGCTATCAACGCCGTGGCTGAGCAGGTAAAAAGCTTATCAGAAAAGCGGGCAGATTTGCTTAGGCAAATGAATGCCATTTATGAAGCAGCAAAGAAACGGGCAGATTTTAAGGGTCTGAACGAAAATGAAAAAACTACTTACAACGATCTTAAAACTCAGTTTGATACACTTGCAGATCCTCTGAAAGAAGCCAAGGAACTCGAAAAGCTCAATCTTGAGATGGCCAAAACAAAGGGGTCAAAAGTTGACGCCGCCATCCCTGGCGAGCCTGCTAATGATGGCCCGAGTGATAAAGACAAAAAAGCCCTCAAACAATATAGCACTCTCCGTATGCTTCGCATGGCTATGGGGCGCGAGAAATATGATGGCTTCGAAAAAGAAATGCATGAGGAAGGTCTGCGTGAAGCTCGCGCGTTGGGCGTGCCGTTGGCCGGCTCTGGTATAGTTGTACCACAAGTGGTTCTTAGCCTTAGCAATGCACAGAAGCGTGATATTGGTGTGGGCTCTTCTGAGGGCGGTTATGCCAGAGCCACATCGCTCGGCGATTTCATTGAGTATCTCAACAATCACCTGGTGTTTACTCAGCTTGGTGCCGAATTTATGACTGGCCTTATTGGTAACATTGATTTCCCAAAAGAAGCAACTGTTGCGGCTGCTACCTGGGAAGGTGAAACAGACGCCAATGCAGAGAGCTCTCCTACAGTGAGCAAAATTTCTATGACTCCCAAACGCCTCGGCACTTTCATTGATGTGTCAAATCAGTTACTCATGCAAACATCCCCGAGCATTGAAGCGCGGTTGTCATTACAACTGATAAACGCTGTGTTGCTTGGCATCGAGAAGGCCGCTATTGATGGCTCCGGATCAGGAGCTATTCCCGAGGGTATATTATCTACATCTGGTATTGGCTCGGTTGCCATTGGAGCAACCGGTGGGGCGTTGACATGGGCTCATATTGTCGATCTTCAATCGAAGGTAGATGTGGCCAACGCTATGCAGGGCAACCTCGGATATCTTACCAACAGTAAGATTCGTGGAAAATTAAAGGCCACACCAAAAGTAAGTGGTCAGCCTGTTTATATTTGGCCTGACGCGGGCAATGAGCTTGCCGGGTTTAAAGCCGCCGTTACCAACCAGGTACCGAGCGACTTGACAAAAAGTACAGGGACTGCATTGTCTGCCGTCATCTTTGGAAACTTTGCCGACTTGCTGATTGGTCAATGGGGTGGAATAGAAGTATTCCCAAATCCATACACCAAAGCCAAAGCAGCTCAAACAGAACTTCTCATCAACACATTTGCTGATATAGGCGTCAAGCGTGCCGGCAGTTTCTCGGCTTGCGTTGATGCAACCACCACTTAATTTTCATAGTTGGGTTAAACAGTCCTTTCCCGGCTTAGGCCGGGGAGGGCTTCTCCTTATTTTAAATCAAAAAAAATAGAAATGAAAATTCAATTTATAAAAAACGCTGCAGGCATTGGCTTTGGTTATTTTGCCGGCGCAAAAGCTGATCTGAAAAACGATGTCGCCAAAGAACTTATCAAGGATGGATACGCCATCACAGAGGCGGATGCTAAAGCTAAAGAAGAAGCCGAAGCCGAAGCAGAAGACGAGGATTCAAAAGAATAACCTCGCCTTATGAAACACCGCATTCTCACATCGCCTGCCATTGTTGATCCTGTTACGCTTGCAGATGCCAAGGAGCACCTGCAGATGGATAGCAGTTTCACAGATGATGATTCCTATATCACTGGTCTCATTACTGCCGGGCGCGAGTATATAGAAAAACAAACGTCACGCCTTATAGCCGTGGCAAATGTAGAGCTGTATCTCGATGAGTTTGAGAGTGAAGTAGATATTCCGTTGTGGCCTGTAAATAGTCTTGTGGGCGTTACTTACAAAGACGAGGCCGGCGCTGACCAAACAATCAATTTATCAGGCAATGACGATGTGATACTTGACAAATACAGCTCACCGGCTGTTGTTAAGTTTTTGGATCCGCCTGATACTTACCGTAACACAATATCTGAAAGCGTTGATAATGTTACCATCACATTTCAGGCGGGTTACGGCTCAAGCCTTTGGC